TCTTTTCATCTTAGATCAGCAAGCATACATAGATCTGCCTCTTAAAGTGAATGGTGTAGAGGTAAAGGTTACTCCGGTTGCTCCATTAGCCCAGGCTCAAAAGCTTCAAGAGGTAAACGATATTGTGCAGTTTATGCAGATTGCTAATTCTCTAGGCCCACAAGGTCAAATGGCGCTTTCTATTCCAAGGATTACGTCTTTTATTGCCGAAAAAATGAACATCAAACAGGAATTGCTTACCACAGCGGAAGAGCAAGAAGCGATGATGCAACAAATGCAGGAACAAGCAGCGGCTGAACAAGGTCCACAGCCTGCTAATGATGGTGGTGCAACAATGGAGGCAATGCAATGAGTTCACCCGATGGGTGGGAAGGTTTAACCCAAGCAACAATTAATAGCCCAAAGGCTGCTGATATAGATGTACTATATGGCAAGTTATTCAAAAGCACTGAAGGGCAACGTGTTCTAAGTCATTTGCGAAGTGTTACTATTGAGCAACCGACTTGGTTTCCAGGAGAAGACGCGAGTTTTGGGTATGTAAGGACAGGCATGGCTGAAATGGTTCGCATGATTGAAAAAAGAATAGAAAGGTCAAACAATGGCTGAAGCAATGGCAGAACAAATGGAGGCTGACGCTCCAATGATTAACGTGGCGGAATCGGAGGCTCCTAAAGAAGATGCACCCGTTGCGGTACATGAGCAACCACAAGGCGAACCAAAAGCGGCGAATGATGATGATCCGCTAGAACGCCCAGATTATTATCCAGAAAAATTTTGGGATGAGGACGGGCCTGATGTTGAAAAGCTTGCAAAGAGTTATGCAGAGCTTGAGAAGAAGTTTAAAGCCGGAAAGCATAAGGCACCGGAGGAGTATGATATATCTTCACTTGCGGATCAGGGTTTGGACTCTGAAGATCCGACTATCGCCGTATATCAGGATTGGGCTAAAGAAAACGGGATTAGCCAGGGTGCTTTCGAAGATCTAGCCGGACGTGTTCTGGGTTTATCAAAGGACGATCAGGAAAACGTGCAGTACGATCAGCGCGTTGAAATGGATAAACTTGGGTCGAATGCCTCTGAAAAAATACAAATGACAGAGCGCGTTCTGATGAAGGCTCCATTGAACAACTCTGAACGTGAAGCGATAGCGTACTCTTTGAACAATGCTGATGCTATCAACGCATTCTTAAAGTACCACCAGGCTATTACGAATGAAAACATTCCGATCAAGCCTACAATTCAGCAAGACAGCATGACAAAGCAAGATCTTGATAGTGCTATATCTGATCCTCGTTGGCAAAGTGATGCTGCCTGGCGCACTCAGATGGAACAGAAGTGGTTCAAGTCACAGCAAAATGCATAGGCACTTGCAATAAATATCGCTTGCGTGTATTTTAGCCCCAACGGCTAACCGCGCTCGGCCCGTTAGATGTAGTAATCTACTGGTTGGCGCGGCCATAACGCGCAAGCGACCGCCCGAACCTCGGATAACGGAAGCGTTTAATTGAAACGCAAAAGGAGGTTTTTGCAAATGGCGATTAACGTCTCAACCGCGTTTGTTGATCTTTTCGATTCTGAGGTCAAACAAGCGTATCAAGCCGAATCTGTGCTTCGTGGCACAATGCGGACCCGTACTGGCGTAGCCGGTAACACAGTTAAGTTTCCAACAATCGGTAAAGGTGTTGCTACGGTTCGCGTACCGCAAACCGATGTTACACCACTTAACGTAACATACGGCCAAGTAACTGCGACAATGGAAGATTTCATTGCGGCAGAATACTCAGACATTTTCCAACAGTCTCACATCAACTTTGATGAGCGTTCTGAATTGGTGCAAGTTGTGTCTAAGTCTATTGCTCGGCGTATGGACCAGCTTATGATCGATGCTCTTAATGCTGCTGGCGGAACAACAGCCGTTGCAACATCTATCGGTGGTAATGCTTCAAACATGAACATTGAAAAGCTTCGTGCTACTGCAAAAGCTATGAACCAAAATAACGTACCCTCTGAAGGTCGTCATTTGCTCATGCATGCTTCGCAGCTAGATGCTTTGCTTGGTGAAACTGAAGTCACAAGCCAAGACTTTGCTTCTGTAAAAGCTCTTGTCCAAGGTGAAATCAACACTTTCATGGGCTTTAATATCTTGACAGTTGGCAATCGTGACGAAGGTGGTCTTCCAAAACCATCAACTCGTACTTGTTTTGCCTGGCACAAAGATTCAATGGGCTATGCTGAGTCAATGGCTCAGAAAACTGAAGTTAACTACATTCCAGAAAAGACATCGTTCTTAGTTAGCTCAATGTTCTCTGCTGGTTCTGTTTCAATTGACGGTGCTGGCATCGTTAAAATTGCTTGTACTGAATAAGGAGATCTGAAACATGGCATTCGCAACAGCAAACTGGTCAACAGTTGGCGCTTCTAAAAGCGGCAACGCTCCTGCAATATACAGCTATAAGTCCTCTGGTGACAACAAAGCTGCTATTGCCGGTTCCGGTTATTTCAACACGGTTGAAGCTCTTATCACTACTGGTGATTGGATCTACACATATGGCAGCGATGGCGGTCAAACGCTTGTAGCAACCAACAACGGTGCTGGCGTTATAACATCGGCAGTAATCTAAAGAAAAGGAGAGGCCGGATCACACTGGCCTCTCCCACCCTTTACGGAGAACAATCATGGCCGCTGGTGACACTTCCCTCTCTATATGTTCTGATGCTTTAATACTGTTGGGCGCCGCGCCCATTTCTTCTTTTACAGAAGGATCTGATTCAGCTCAGGCTTGTGATCGACTTTATCCAGATCTTAAAGATAGCCTTCTTGCTAACTACCAATGGAGTTGGAGCATTAAGAAGATTCAACTCCAGCGTTTATCAACGGCCCCTCTTGACGAATGGAAGTATGCTTATCAGCTCCCAGGCGATATGCTTTCTGGCGTCATAGCTCTATTTCAGAGCGCCGGAATTTCTCAAAAACCTGTACGATACGGTTGGGAAATATACGGGGATCAGCTTTTTACCAACTTTGAAAAAATATTTATTGATTACCAAAGTACAATCGATGAAAGCAAAATGCCAAACTACTTTGTTCGTTTACTTCGTAGTGCATTGGCTGCTGAGTTGGCATTTACTATTACAGATCAAATTAGCAAATCAGATTATTTTCGCGGAGTTTCTTACGGATCACCAGCGGATTCTGGCCGTGGAGGTCTAATGCGTGAAGCTATGAACGTGGACAGTCGTGGCAAGCCACCGCAAATAATTGAGGATTATTCTCTTATTGATGTGAGATACTAAAATGCGGATAGTACAGTTCCAAACCAATTTTTCGGTTGGTGAGCTTGATCCGCTTATCCGTGCGCGTACCGACTTGGCTCAATACAAAAATGCTCTTGAGGAAGCCACGAACGTAATTATTCAGCCACAAGGCGGTTTTAGACGCCGTGATGGCAGTCGTTTTATTTATGATTTTGGCTCAAGCTTTACTGACTTTAAAGTAATTCCTTTTGAGTTCAGCGTAGATGATAGTTATTTACTGGTTTTTGTTAATCAGCGGATCTATGTTTTTAAGGCTGGCGTTCTGCAAACAAATATTAATGGCTCTGGCGCTGACTACATAGCCGCTACTGAAATAACCACGGCAGTGTTGGACCAGTTAAACTACACGCAGGCGGTTGATACTCTTATTCTCTGCCATGAAGATTTGCAAACCAAAAGGCTAGTTCGTAACACTGATACTAGCTGGACGTTAGAAAATCTTCCTATTACTAATTTGCCCCAATACGCATATTCTTTTGATACGCACCAGCCAAACTTTTCGATTACGCCCAGCGCTACCGCTGGCAATATCACAATAACTGCATCTTCTGTAACAACCGATACTGGTACAGCGCAAGCGGGTGGAGCCGCAACAATTACTTTAAAATCTGGGACTAACTATAACGCTGACGATCAGCCAAACGGTATGTTCATTACCTTAACCTCTGGCACTGGATCTGGTCAGATTAGGCACGTTGAAGATTACACTGCTTCATCAAAGCTTCTAGCTGTATTCCCTGCATGGGATACAGCTCCTAATAGTACCACCGTCTATAAAGTCGAGGCGTTTGCTCCAGCGGCGGTTGGCGAGTATGCCCAGGCAACAGGCACATTTGGACGCGCTCGGTATGTTGAATATGTTTCTCCGACCGTTATGAAGGCGGTAACGGAGGTTTCTTTCTTTGATACAGATGCAATCGTTGCTGGTTTCTGGGAAAGTGAACATGGTTTTGAAAACGTATGGTCCAACGCCCGTGGCTGGCCGCGTTCTGCTGCGTTCCATGAAGGCCGGTTATATTTTGGCGGATCTAAGTCTCGGCCCAACACTATCTGGGGTTCTGGCGTAATCAATTTCTTTGACTTTGCTGTTGGCACTGGACTTGATGATGAGAGCGTTGAGGCAACAATTAATACCAATCAGCTAAACATTATCGTCAATCTTTTCTCTGGCAATGACTTTCGTATTTTTACAACCGGCGGTGAGTTTGTAATATTACAATCTTCCAATGAGCCTATTACACCTAAAACATTTTTTGTGCGCCCTCAGACTAGGTTGGGATGTAGGGCTGGCATTCCGATTGAAGAGCTTAACGGTGCATCGATCTTTATTCAGCGCCAGGGTAAATCTATTAACGTGTTCCAGTTTGGCGAAACTACTGCATCGTATCAAGTGCAAAACATATCTGCTTTAAGCTCTCACTTGCTTAAAAATCCTGTTGATATGGCTGCGCGTAGGGCTGCATCTACTGACGAGTCAGATCGCTTGTTTGTGGTAAACGGAACTGATGGATCAATGGCAGTCTACTCTATCCTGGTCGGGCAGAATGTTATTGCCCCAAGTCGATTTGTTACTGACGGTGAATATATTGCTGTAGGCGTAGAGGTTGCGGATGTTTATGCAATCGTTAAACGAACCATAAACGGCGCAGCAAGATACATGCTAGAGAAGTTTGATCCTAATCTTACTCTGGATAGCGTTAAAAGCGGAGGTTCGGGTTCCTCAGTTACCATGAACCAACTACAGGCAAAGACAGTCCAGATCATAAGGGATGGCGTCCTAGAGCCGCAACAGGTGGTTCCATCTTCCCCTTTCAGAATTACGTTCGCTTCACCGGCTCAATCAAGTTTTGAGGTTGGCTTGAACTACACGGTCACTGTGAGGACAATGCCAGCGGAGCCGGTTCTTTCCTCTGGGTCTGTGCAGGGATTTAAGAAACGTATTATCCAGGTTGATGCAATTGTTAATAACACAAAAGATATGACGATTAACGGCAAGCAAGTCTCGTTTAGAAACTTTGGCGAGGATGTACTGGATTCAGCGGTCAAGCCTTTTACTGGCATAAAAACTGTGCATGGATTGTTGGGGTATAGCGGAACGGGGCAGATTACGATTGGCCAGAATGTTCCGTTGGAAATGGTTGTTCTCGGTCTTGAGTACCGATTGAGCGTGGGGAATTAAACATGGACGCAATGGCAGTAATAGGACCAGTCGTTTCGATAGGCGGCAAACTTGCACAGGCTAAGGCTCAGAGCGATACAGGCAAAGCGCAACAGGCTGGTTATGAGCAGCAAGCGCAACAGGCAGAGTTGAAAGGCCGCTCAGAGGCAATCGCTTATAAACAGCAAGGCGCAGATGCTTTAAGGAACTTAAACGAAACATTGGCCGCTATCATTGCCCGTGCCGGTGCTGGTGGTGTTGATCCGACCTCTGGATCTGCTGCAACTGTTCAGATGTTTGCTATGTCTGAAGGAGCTATTGAGTCTCAGACCGCCAGGGACAATGCAGCTCTTGCTCTTGATGAAGGCTATACACAAGGCGGCATATATCGATCTGCTGGGAAAACAGCAAAGAAAACCGCAGATGTTAATGCCTTGGCCAGTGTTGGCGAGGCTGCTTATATGTACGGAAAATTGGGGTAGAATATGGCACAACTTCCACGATATCAGCGACTAGGTGTAAAAGCCCGTCAACCAGGCACTATTGATTTCGCTGACACGCGAGAGCAAGCTAGATATTCTCAGACCCTAGCAAGCGCACTTGACCGTATGTCTCAGTTTGCTTTCAAGGAAGCGTCTGTTGCTGCTCAATCAAGAGGCCAGGAACGTGTTCGTGAAGAAGGGGCTGTTGAAACTCTTGAACGTATTGACGCAAAGGGTGGCGCATTTAGCATTGCTGACCAGGCTGCGTATGAATTAGGTAGCCGCGTTGCTGTGGCTGAAATTCAAAACGCTGCTGAAATTGAAACTATGCGTATCCTAAGCGAAGGGGAACGCAACGAAACAGCATTTTCTAAAATTCAAGCACAGCTATTGGAAGTAACCGATGGTTATTCTGAATCTCTAAGAGTAATAGATCCGGTTTCTGCATCCCTTCTTAAAGAAAACATAAGTGGCGTTACCGGCAAGGCTGTTGAGAGATATTCAAATTATTACGTTAATTTGCAAGCTAGTAAACAAAAAGCAAAAACGAATGACGCCGCCGCCCTACAGTCCCAAAACATTATTTCCGGCGCTGTTATACCTGGGTCTAGTGAAGTTACAATAAGGCAAGACATTGGACGCGCTGGTGAATTGTTGCTTGGCTTAGGTGCTTCTGATTCCGAAGTTAAAAAATGGCAAAAAAACACTTACGAAGCCGCTATCAAAGAAAATTTTATATTTAATTTTCAAACTTCTGACATAGATCGTCAGACTGAAATATTAAAAGAAATGGAGACAGTTCCCGCTGCTGAATTAAGCCTTAGTCAAACTCTGGCTCTTCGTGGAAGTTTAAAAGCTGGTTTAAATGAAAAGCTTTCTGCTAGGAGATCTGCATCAACTATTATTGTCAGTGAAATTAGTGAAATGACATTTGTTGTTGAAAACGGCGGAATGCCATCACAATCTCAAATTTCCGTTCTTGAGGCTCAAGCTGATGATCTTGGGCCTGATGGAGTAAACGCTAGAGTTGCACTATCAACTTTGAAGTATAATATGGGTTGGGCCGGTGCATTTAGAAGAATG